TACAAGCACGACATGATTTGGAAACTAATCACTTCCGAGCTTGGGTGGGAATGGATTCCTACAAATTAATCACCTCTAGTTGTCCTCCACACGATGGGAAATTTATAAGCATTCCGTCGGGAATGTCAAGGTATTTCATGTACATTTGAGTCTGAACAATGTGTTCATCCTTTAATGATTTTACTGATTTTAGTTCAACAATAAGTTTCGAGTCAGCAATTAAATCAGCCCGAATATTCCCAATACCATGTCCATCAAATAGTATTGGAATTATTCGTTCAGTTTGATATGGAATTCCAGATTGCCGAAGTCCAACCTCCATGGCGTTATGGTAAACTCGTTCAGAAAATCCAGGTCCAAGTTGACTCCAGACACGGTGAGCAATCGCTTTTACAGATTCATTCATACTGAAATTTCTTCATCGTACTTATTTAGATTAAAAATTGGAATTGTTGATTGTGCCACATCGTGAGCATCCTTCTTGTAAAAGCGTCGCTCGAATACAACATGTCCTCGGTAGACGACTGGGAAATCCATTCCATCAAATTTTGAGTTGTCAATTGTAGTCTGAGTTGAGACTATAATCTGAACAGGGAAAACATCTCCAGATTTCAAAAGAAAAATCCATTCATTGACTGCATCTTCATCAGATGAGATAATCTCATCCTCTGGAGCAATGATTTGTTTCAATAGATGATGAAATTCCGGAGGAGAAACAAAGCTGATTGGAGCAAATCCAGGATCCGATGAAGAATCAGATGTTCTTACTCTGTCAACCCAGTACTTCATTATGTCTTGTAAATAAATATTGCTTTTAACTAGAGGATGGAAACTGTCTTGTACGCAGATTCCAGACAACGAGATGTCTCATTGTATCCAACAGGGAATACATATACATTATTTCTACAGACCCCGATTCGTAATGTGACTCGAGTTGATTTAATTTCTGCAAAAATTCCAAATACAATTTATAATGTATCAAAGAGTTCAAATGTAATTGCAATTGGAAACTCAAACATCTTCTTGAATCAAGGATATTATTCATCGAGTACATTTGTGAGTTCATGTATAAATCAAGTGTCAAATGTCCAAGTAAATTATTTGGAATCTCAAGGAAAGTTTATATTTTACGGAAAATTTAACTCATTGACATGTCTGAATCCTGAAATTGCAGAAGTAATTGGATTTCCATTTGGTACAGTTAGTTCGTCACTTGTGTCATCAAATCAGGAGTATGCAGCTTCTTACCAAACTGCAACAAATTATGTAGTTTCGAATACAGTTGTAAGTTTTGAGGTGAATGATTACGTCTGGTTAGACATTGAAGAATTTAGAACTCCGTTTACGACAGATGCAAGAAAACTTGTACTGACAAAACAAGGGGTGTACACAACAGACAGTAACACATCTGCTCGATCATTCGCAATAATCCCTATGGATGTTCCATCTGGACTCATTAAATCATTCAAAGAAAGTTCAGATTATCCAATTCACGTAGAGTTTCCTTCACGGATTGATTCGCTTCAACGTTTGACAATCAAATGGCTTGACAGATATGGGCAATCTTTAAACTTTCGAGGTCTCGAAGTCAATTCATTTACGCTTCGAATTCATACGGTTCACGTACCGGATCAAGTCGAGCGTCCTGTGAGTTTGCCGCCACCAGTTCCTTATGAGTTTGAAAAAAGAAACGTAATTCGTGGTGCATTTATTGGGTTAATTATAGGATTGTTTCTCATTGTGTTCATAGGGAAAAGGCGTCCTTAGTAAGATCGAGACCATTGATTGCTGAGTAATCGACACCCTTCTTCTGAGGCTTTTGGGGTCGACTGATGACGTAAATTGCTGCGAGCAAGAAGCCAATTATAATAATCTTATTCATATAGTACTAGACAACATTTTAGAATTTCCGGCGAACCCTGGCTGCATTCGACAGAATAACGCGAGAAGCCTTGGGAATTCTCCGCTTGTTTAGGGTTGCAATTGCATGGAGACGCCGAAAGACTGTGAGGGGTGAACTGTGACGAATTGCTCTATTTAAAGCCCTCATACGAGAAGCAGGGCTTGCAGAGACTGTGTATCCAAAGAGTTTTCCTGGACTAAGAGGTGGAATTTTACGCATTTATACATTATGTATATAATAATCTTTCATTGAATTGTATCCGTGAGAAAACATTTTCAATTTCAATTCATTTGAAACTGCAAAGTCAAAAATTTGAAATTGATCCATTTGAATTTTATACGTCTGAAAATTGTACTTGTGCCGAAGACGGCTTGAAGCATACAAAATACATGTAATGTAGTCTTTCAAGTTTGCTATTGAATACGTTGGAGTCCATGCATATCTGATGGCTGCAACTTCTGTCTTTCCTATAAAGACTGCAGCTGGTACTTCTTCAAGTGTTCCTCCATCTATGTACCGATGATTGTTCCAAAAAAAACTTGCAAACAAAAAGGGGACTGAAATTGTCATTGAAAGAGCATCTCCAACAGACATTTTTGGAGTCGTTTTGCTTGAAAAGTACTCAGTCTGTGATAAATTGACACAATAGGCACTGACGTACAAATCAGGCATGTCCGGACGAAACTCTCGAAGCTCTTCAAATGTGACATCATCCTGACTGAAATACAAACGCAAGATTGTTGAAATGACATTTTTAATCTTCGAGTGACTGACAAGACCAAAATCCTTGAAGAATGTTTTAATGTTAAATTTCATGACATCTTTTAAAGGAATCTGAAGAGAGTAATCAAGAATAGCCTGTATGTTTCCATTTGCAACCACATAAAAGAATGCAAGAAGAGCTCCGGCACTTGCACCAGAAATTTCTTCGAGATTCTGAAGTTGATCAGAATCTCGAAGGGCGGCAAGAGCGCCTAAAAACCCAAAATAGGCCATGGCTCCTGGACCAATGGCTAAGTGTTTCATGCTTTAGTTTTGTTTAAAGACTTTAGTTCAATAGTACTTGGCAAATTTAGTTCGGAGGAAAGAAAAGACGAGAGCATACACCAGAGTGTGAATGCCCACTGCTGCAAGAGACGTCTGACCGGAACGGAAGATTCCCTTTGAACCTGGTGGAAGAGTCAGAAGGACGCCTGGTGTAAGAGCGATAAAGAGAATTGCTGGTACAATGAGGTCTGCTGGACGAAGTGTCACCTTCAGAACAAACCGAGCCAGAAGATAGTACACGAGAGACAGGACAAGAGCGTGTACTGGGAGAGGACCGATGCGAAGCAGAAGACCTGGGCTAAGGAGAGCAAAGAGAATTGCTGGAGTCAGAACTTTTGGACCGGTAATATCCATGTACTATTTACCGAGAAAAAGTTCTGACAAACTCTGCAAAGTCATGAAATGATGCATTGTTCATGAGTGAACTGGATGCGTGATTGTCGGAAAGATATTGACGAAGAGACATCCACATATTCAAAAGATGCTCTGAATTCCAGTCGTGCCAGTCTTCTGGAGCTAAACCGTCATCCTCAAATTCGTCAAAGTCTTCATCGTGGACATCGGTATACGTAAACGCGTCGATGCTGTACTCGTTATTAATCCCCATTTTTACTTGTTGTATAAGAGACCAGTGTGTTTAAGCGACTTTCTTGACTGTAATTGTATTACGCTCTCGTACTGGTGCATGATCAAGGATAATCTGGTACACCTGCTCTGCACGAGTCTCATCACCTGAGAAATACGTAACAAGACCAGACATTATAACCTGTTTTGTCACACTCCCACGAGTCTCCTTTGTACGCAGAGAAACCTTATCCTGGTTAATCTTTACAGTATCAACATCCTGTGTCTCCTTCATCTCCTTCATGTGCTCCTGGACGTGAGCACGGAGTTCCTTTTCCCTCTTGTTCAAAATAGACATATCTTTCCTTGCAGCGGCGAGTTGGTGCTTCAAGGAGAGCCATTCTGTCATTAAGGATTTAAAGTCATCCATTGGTTTTTACTGTGTTTAATTCTTTAGTCTACTTGTCGTAGCTATTTTCAAGTTCAAATTTAGGGCGCATGGTGTCTGGTGGAATTGTAGAGAGGTTGAAGATGCTTACTGCGTCGCGTGGGTTGGGTGGCTCAGAGCGGAAATCACGGTTAGCATTCCGCAGGTTACCACCGATAGTCTCTGGGAAACCAATCTGAGCGCGTGGGTCGAGGAAATTCTGGCCTGAAAGAATTGCATCAGGGCTAAACTGACCAAAATCCTCGGTTGTCACAACCTCCTTTGGAATCATACCGACGTTCGTGCTGTCATACATTGGCATGTCAACAGTCTTGCCTGGGCCAGACTCTCCCATCATAAATGGACTTGGTGTATCGACATCCTCGAATGAGCCACCTGGAACATACTGTAAACCAGTCTGGAAGCCCATGCCGTTACCACCCTGCATAATCTTTGCTCCTGCACTCATATTTGCATCAAGCATTGCAGTGTTTCCTGGAACTGGGTCATCACCAGTTGGTGTATAGCCACTCCGGCCAGTCTGAGGATAAAAGACCATGAGCGCAATTAAAAATAGTAAAACGAGAATTGCTAGACCCTTTCCGTCCATATGATATTACCTTAGCTTTTTTTTTCAGTCCAGGTAGTCGTTGGGATCCTCATCCTCGTCTTCTGGGTCATCCGTAAATCTGAAATCACTTGGGTACGTCTTTGGCTTTGGGCCTGGACGCTGACGAATCTGGACAATCTTCCAGATGGGCCCAAATGAACGCTTCAGAAACCATAGACCGGCAAGCTCAAACAGGAAATCACAGTTTCCTGAAATCTCATCAATTGGATTCTTTGACGAGTCGAAAAAGGTGGTGGCAACAGAACCCTTTACTGTCGCAAATGACGCAGAAAGTTCCCCTGAAGAGTTTAGGCTCGCCTGATAGGCATTTTTAATCGTCTCTGCTGAAATCTCCTTGCCAAACCACTCCTGCTTCTTCACCTCCGCCTGACTCAGAAGCTCATTGTCAATATCCTCAAACAAAGTTTTTGAAGGAACCGTGAAACCAAATGTTCCAGTCATATCCTTACGAAGCGGAACATCGACAGAAATGTTATTCACCTGATGAAACACGCGGTCACCACCATTTGTAACCTTTAGGAAATATCGACCATCTGGAATCTTGACAGGCTTTCCGTAATCCATATGTACAGAAAAAACAAACCTACGCTCTAAATAGAAATGGCGACAGTCTTGAACACATCTGCACCATATTGTGGTCCTGAGTATGCTGGAGAAAATTGTGCATACTATGCGCAGTTGACTCCAGGACTTACTGGAAATGCTGAATCAATTCCAAATACAATTTGTGCATTCCAAAAGGATGGAAAACAGTATGCATGCGACCCAGGATGCTGTGGAATTCCACCGTTGCCTGTAGTACCCCCCTCGGCTGGTGATGTTTCAGAAGAAGGCTTTCCCTTGTGGGCAATTATTTTGATTATTGTCCTTGGATTTCTAGGAATAATTTGCTTGATTAAATTCAATGGAAGTCGAGTACGATTACATGGCGGCAGTTAATTACATCAAAGACACCCCAGTCTATGGACAATTTATGCTGTGGCACTTGATACTTTTTATGATTCTCGGCCCGACACTTACATGGCAAATGCTCATTGTGCTCTTGATTGTCTTTGGTAAGAGTGTATTCGGTATGTTCAAAAATGCACTTAAAGCTGAGGGACTTTGAATGTATATAATGTCTACCGAGGAACTCCTGAAGCAGATTTTTGACGAGGTTAAGCTTGTTCGCAAGGATATCCGTAAGCTCAAGACCATCCTTGAGGATCCTCAGGGTGAGAAGGCAAAGGCTCGGTCGACTACAAATGGGTTCAACAAGCCCCTTGATGTTTCAGAGGAGCTCCGCACCTTTCTGAAGCTTGCACCCGGTGAGCAGATTTCCCGGTCTCAGGTTACCAAGAAGATTAACGAGTACGTAACAGAGAAGGGTCTGAAGGCTGGCCAGCACATTTCCATGGATGCTTCTCTGCGTTCCATCCTAGACCCACCTGCAGATGTCCAGGTTACATTTCTGAATATCCAAAAGTACATTAACAAGCACTATGTCAAGAATGAGCCAGCTGTCAAGGAGGACAAGCCTGCAGAAGCTGCTCCAAAGGCGAAGCGTCCAACTGTGAAGAAGGCGGCAGTCTAAAAACAATACACACAAATAATATAAAATGACTGATGCTCCAGAGCTTATCGATGCACCTCCACTTAACCGTGCAGCTATCGAAAAACTCGTTGGTACAAAGGTGAAGAGTCTCTCTTTCTATCAACGTGCATTTACTCACAAATCTGCTTTGAAAAAGTATAAAAATCTCGACGGGTCGTACGAGACGTATGAATTTATTGGGGATTCGGTTCTTGGATTTATAATTACAAAATATCTGTTTGACAGGTATGAAGACAAACAGGAGGGGTTTTTGACAAAGGCTCGTACGAAGCTTGTTCGTGGAAAGACTCTGACAACAATAGCAGAGAATTTGTCTCTTGATCAATGGATTCTCATGGATGACAAGGGGATTCGAAATGGATGGAACAAGAATCCAAACATTTTGGAGGATGTATTCGAAGCTCTTGTCGGTGCAATTTATTTGGACATTGGTATGATTCATGCCAAGACGTTTGTATTCTCAGCATTTGAGGACATTGACATGAACTTGACTGATGACAATTACAAGGATCAACTCATGAGATGGTGTCAAGCAAATAAGATTATACTTCCAGAGTACATTGTCCAAGGTCAATACAATGGAACATTTCACATTGAAGTTTTTGTCGATGGACAACCGCACGGGTCTGGGTTTGGAAAGACAAAGAAGGATGCAGAACAAAACGCGGCTCAAATTGCACTTAAGACTACTGAACGTTTTAGAAAATAAGATGCATCCACGAGTTGAAGAACTCCTTAGGCAATCGTATGCTGACCAGAGGAGTCCGGAATGGCTTGCGCTTCGTGGTCAAATGTTGACGGCAAGTGATGCAGCGACTGCAATTGGTCTGAATCCGTATGAAAAACCAGATGGTCTCTTGGCAAAAAAATGTGGAGCTGCTCGTCCATGGTCTGGGAATGAAGCAACGGCTCATGGTACAAGACTTGAACCAATGGTCAGAGACTTGTACGATGAACGAGAAGGACAAAAATCTCATGAAATTGGTCTTGTACAACATCCAGTCCATAAATTCCTCGGTGGATCCCCTGACGGAATTACAGAGTCTGGGCGTTTGCTGGAAATTAAATGCCCTCTGTCTCGTAAAATAAAACCAGAAGTTCCAGTGTACTATCTTCCTCAGATTCAACTTCTTCTTGAGATTATGGATTTGGAGGTTTGCGACTTTTTACAGTACAAGGTTGGCCCACCAGAAGAGTATGTAATTGTAGAAGTTCAACGAGACCGTGAATGGTTTGCAAAATATCTTCCAGTCATGAAGGCGTTTTGGGATCGAGTCTTGGAACACAGACAAAAGGGTATGTGCGAGGTTAACCTCCTCGAGTAAAATTATTTATATGACTCTGTCTAATTTTATGAAAAATTTCATGCATCATATTATTTGGAAGATTTTTAGTGAAGCGTTTCACCGATCCTGCATTTTTCATAGTTTTTGCAGTCAGTGTAAGTATTCTACGTTCCACGTTATTTAATGGCACAGAGGTGTTTTTAACATGGTTTGGAGGATAAATTGTAAGACGTGCAAGTCTATGGTACTCCTCTTGAGCCTTTTTCAATTCACGCTCAGCCTTTTTCATGGCTTTAAATGCAGCTGCAGCTCTGTTTAATTGAGTTCTTACATCTCGTACAGTTTTGACTGGTTTTCCATTTCCTGGACTAGTAAACATACGGACTCTGTTTGGTGACGCGCTCATTTAATTTATTGTACTCATTTTAAATGAGACATGTGCGTGTTCTTGGTATGGCATGGCCTGAACGATATTTCCGAATCACACGAGCAAAGGAACTCTTGAAACGAAGGACTACTCCCTATTCAAAACTCAAGCTCGGTCGGACAAATGTGGGTGTTCCGACACGTAAATCAAAATGGACTCTTTTGTTTCACAAGACGTATCCAAATTTGAAATTCGACAAGAATGAAATTTCTCGGAGGACTGGAATTAAACGTTCAGTCCTTGATACAGTCTACAATAAAGGACTCAAAGCCTGGAAGACATCTGGGAGCCGTCCAGGAGCAACCGCAGCTCAGTGGGCGACTGCTCGTGTGTATAAATTTGCTCTCATTTCAAAAAAAAAAGCTCCAAAAGAATGGTATTTTAAAAAATATGACCCAGACGACTATTTACGGCGAGGACAGCGTTCGTAAACTCTTTCTTCAGACTTTCTGAACCATCTGAAACTCGTATGACTTGTAAGAGCCGATCCTGGATGAGAAGGGCATGTTGAAGTTCTTGATTTTTAATTGCAAGAATAAACCCCTTCATTTCTGGTGTCATATAAAAATGTGGATATTTAAAAAAAGAATGAAGCACCTCGTCGGATGTGTCTCAGGACCTCAAGTTATGTACACTCATCAACTCGAGCCGATAATGATTCAAATTGCAAAAGAGTGCAATTTAACTGTGGTGAATAGCGCATTTCATCAATTTGAACCATTTGGAGTCACTGGTGTTCTCGTTCTGTCCGAGTCTCATTTTTCAGTTCACACGTATCCAGAGGATAAAAAGTTGTATCTGGACATTTTCTGTTGTTCTGAAACATTTGACCCAGATCAAGTGGGACGGACTATTATTCGTCTCTTTGAGGCGGAATCCGCAAGGTTTCAAACAATCGACCGACTTTCCTGACATGAAGAGGAAGACGAACATTTGCAGGTCTAGGAACAAGTTTCATGCTTCCATCTGCGTGAATACCATTGGTAACATAATCACGAATTTGATCAATCGTCTGTTTTTTATGCTTTTCATCTGCAGAGTGGGCATAATTTTTAATTTTGTTCCATACATGATCGGCGTCACCGAAAGAACTACAGTGCCAGCCCCCGGTCACGTATGGGAATTTCCATCTATTGTCTCTGAAAAAATTTGGACCAAGTGAAGAAAATGCCTTTGCATTTGTAATTACAGTTCCAAACCACGGTTCACCCGTAAAAATGTAATCAAATGAAAATTCAAACATTGTCATATGAACTGAATACGTTTTTTTCTTGTCAAGACTTGATAGAATTTCCAAATCTGGAATTTCATCAACATCACTGATTAAAACAGTCGCATCATCTGGTATACCATCCATTCCATTAAGAATACATTGTCTCTGAAATTTTTCCTTGTCCCACAAACCAGACGATGAACACGGTGGACAAATAACATGCCTAATTTTTGGAAGCCATTGTGTAAACCGTTCCTTATTCTCGTTGAAAAAAAGAGGCTTTGGATTTCCAGAATGAGTCTCAGGAGACTCTGATAATACAAACAAATCCACGTACTTGTCAAGGTTTCTCAATCTCAGTTCAAGAATGTCCAATTCATTATAAAACTGGAAAGTGTCTACAATCATTTTCTGATACATGAATAAGGATGTCTACTCTTAAGCCATTTAAGGTTAAACCGTACATAGTATGGGCATTTGTAATTGGGCTTCTTCTCTTTGTTACATTTGCATCAACCAGGAGCAATTACGAGCCACGTGGGTCAGTCGAAGAGTCTGT